TACTTTCATAAGCAAGAAGTGCCATTGGAGTAGTAGATATATTATTGTGTATTGATATTAACTCGTTAATATTACCAATCCATGCCGACATAATATTATCTTTATCTTCTGGGTGAAATGCCCACCCCCCTTGACAACGTTGTAATTTTGCTTCAACCCTTGATAAACATGACTCTATATTTTCCATATGGTTCATTACGGAGCTTCGCAATTCTATTAAATTAGCACAATTAGAATTTTTAGGAGGTTTTCCACCAATGAAATTTTTTTTTCTATTAATTTTACTTAACCTGATTGCCATTTTATTTTTTTTTTGAGATTTTTTATAATACATTATTTTTTATATAATGTATTAAGAAAATAATGTATCAATAACAAATATTTAAATTAAATTACAGTGCTGAATTCAAAATTATTAGGAGCGCAATATAAATCAATATTTTCTTGGTCAACATCATATGATGCTTCAACTTCTTCAGGAACTTCTTGTATGGTAATCATATCATTAAAGTATTTTTCTTCATCAAATAGTACATCAATCATGCCTGTTCCACATGGAACCTCTTGTCCAAACATAATATTACTTGATACTCCATTGAGTTTATCTAATTCACCAAATATTGCGGCTTTTGCTAACATATCAACTGTCTCTTCAAATGAACACTTGGGTAGAGGTCCACGGTCGGATTTATTAATACCATGTCTATCAATAGACATAATAGTTCCTTTATTAGTCATTGTGTCCGCTAATAAAGCGATATGTCTATAGTTAACATATGTGCCGTCTCCACTAATAAGTTCAATAATTTCATTAAGGATTACTTCACGAGCAGCCTCAATACCGAGTGTTTCATATATTTCATAAATATTATTAGTAACAGTTCTTGTAAAATCAACTTTAGGATGACTAAATATATCAATTAAATTACTACCTTCGGTATATAAAACCCAAGTAGTCTTTTGGGTGTAATCGTTTGCGTTATTACCAAGTTTATATAGATAACCTTCTGTTTTTTCCATAGCTACAGAATTAATACCGCGAACACCCTTGATAACAATATCAGTAAGAACTGTCTTTTCCAAATTTTTGATAGTTAAAATCATGTCTTCACTGTCTATATTTGAAGGGTCATCTTGTGAATTAAATTCAAATCTAAATATTAATTTCGATGCGTTATCATCACTATAAATAAATGTTATGTCTTTAAAATCTTTTAAGCTGTCTGAATTAAACTTTGATTGTATAGCATAGTAAACATCATTCATACGGATATCCTTATCAAACATTTTACTCTTATCAAATTCAAGTCTAAGTATCCAAGGAGACCTATCCTTGTTAGACAATGTAAAAAACTCATAAATATCAATTAAATCCCTATCTTCTTCAATTTGCGTTAGAGATCCATCTTTTGTTGGGTCATAGAATATTTTACTACTTGAACAAATATCCTTAATAGTCGTAATTTCAATTGTATTAAGGACTGCTTTTGCCTTTTCTTTATCAAAAGCATATGGTTGCTCTAAATATACAGTTAGTGATGGAGACTTAATATTTTTACTAACAGATATAATCTCATTAAGACGAGGTAAACCACGTGTCACTGCGCTTTTTGCCGAGATACCAGCAAAATGGAATGTATTTAGGGTCATTTGTGTGCAAGGTTCACCAATTGATTGTGCTGCTATAGTGCCTACAAGATTTCCTGGTATAGCAAAAGATTCAATAAAACGATACTCAATTTGATTTAATATATACTCAAATCCTTCTTTGTTAAGTCTTGTCTGGGTAATAAGATATTTAGGAGCAAGTGTAGACCTTATCAATAGTGAAAATAGTTTATTTGCTGGATTTGCTTCTTTTACAATTAATTTAGATGTTAATGCTTCGACACGTTCTATGGCATAAACTGGGTCTATATCTGATAAAAAGTTTTCACTTTCAATGGATTTATATATATTTTGAGCATTAGTAATTAATCTTCGTATATTAACTGGATAATATATATCGTCATTCATTGAAAATTTAAACACGTCTTCAATCATATATCTACGGTCAGCTAGAATATTTTCGTAATGTCTATTCATTAAACTATAAAAAGTTCTACGATCATCGCTAGACATGGTTTGATATTTGTTGGCTAAGGTTGGCACAAGAAATTTTATCCAAGTTTCAGTTGGTGAAATTAGAAAGTTTTTTTCTAATTCAGAGATATTCATCATAATAGATATTATTTTTTGTTTTTCAATCTTTTCTGGGTTCATTCCATCTTCACCATATAGAAATTGTATTATAGAACCACTATTATTACGAACTGTCTGGTCTTGGCAAACTTTAACATCTTCCATAGCCTTTACAAGTTTACGCTGAATATATCCTGATGCGGAAGTTTTAATTGCTGTATCAATAATACCTTCACGACCACCCATAGCATGAAAGAAGAATTCTTGTGGATTTAAACCACCAAGAAAACTATTCTCAACAAATCCTCTAGCCAATGGTCCATCATCATATTTGTTAAAATGAGGAAGCGTTCTATTACTAAAACCATTGGGACATCGTTTACCATCAACATTTTGTTGTCCAACACAAGCTGTAATTTGAGCGATATTTACCTTAGTTCCTTTAGAACCAGACTCAACCATATTAACCATACGATTTGTTTTTAATTGATGTTGTGCAACTACTTTACCAGTATCTTGAATAGCTTCATTTAGAGCACCATTAACCTTTATCTCAAATTCATTCGCATTAGATTTACCAGAATCGTTCTGAAAAGTTCCATCGTGAATACTTTGAACGATAGACGACACCGCAGCTTTCTTTTTATCAATAATTTCTTTAATAGCTGTTTGTGCGTCATCATTAATTACTAAATCGCTTACACCAACACTAAATCCACTCATTAACAGCCAGTTAGTTATAACGGATGTAATATTATCTAAAAATTCTTTTGCCTTTTTAGGACCATATTCATTATAGATTAAGTGAATAACACCCTGTTCTTTACCTCCAAGTAATCCTTTATCAAATACACCATCAACCACACAACCTTGAACTATTTTTACACAATTTTGATAATTGTTAGGGTCTTTATCAGAATAACTATCATTTTTCTTTATTAAATTAATAGGTGGAAGTATAGTAGATAAGACAGTTCGACCACTCCAAAGATCTTGGTTTGTGTCGTATTTATGTTTAGGAAAACTTTTTGGTAATTGGTCATCAGGAGTATTCGCACGAATATCTGGTTGGGGCATAACTCCATCAAAACTTTTATTCCAAGTAAGAAGGTCCATTAATTGTGAACGCGTAATATAATTATCATATTTTGTAAAACGATATGCTCCTACAAGTGTATCTTGAACAATTGAAATAATAGGGCGATTTTGTGCGGGTGTAATAATCTGGGTAGTAACACTTGCTAAACTTTTAAGCTCAATTTGAGTCTGCTTTGATTGCGGAACATGCATATTCATCTCATCACCATCAAAATCTGCGTTATAAGGTGTAGTTACATTTGGATTTAAACGAAATGTATTATAAGGCATAACTCTAACACGATGGGCCATCATAGACATTTTGTGAAGAGATGGTTGACGATTAAATAACACGATATCACCATTAATTAAATGACGATTGATAATATCACCCTCTTCTAATTCAATTGTATCACGGTCAATATGTTTAAGACTAATAACCTCCTTATCTACGGTTCTTTTATAACTTTTTGCTCCAGGATATTTATCTGGTCCATTTTTAATTAGTATACTCATATAATCTTTGTTATATCTTGTTACTATTTCAGCAAATGTTAGATTTTTAGCAATTTTAATTGGAACACCTAATTCGTCAATTTCAAGATTAGGGTCTGGACTAATTACACTACGAGCAGAATAATCAACGCGTTTGCCCATTAAATTTCCACGAACACGACCCTCCTTTGATTTTAAACGATCTTTAATTGATTTCAAGGGACGACCACTGCGTTGAACGGCAGGAGGAACACCTGGTAAATTATTATCAACTAATGTGCTTACATGATATTGTAGAAGTTGAACCCATTCATCTACAATATTTTTAGGAGCATTTGCCTCAATTTTCTGTTTTAACGAACGATTTGTTTTAATAATATCACATAATTTATGAGTAAGGTCATCTTCCATACGAGTGTTTGTATCGTTACGAACACTTGGACGAACACTAGGAGGGGGCACGGGTAACACAGTGCAGATTAGCCAATCAGGCCTACACCAATGTTTATTAAAACCCATTAGTTCAGCATTTTCAATGGTTATTTGCTTGAAAATACGCAACACATTATCAGCACCCCATGTTAAACGTTTTTTTTGGTCTAATCCATCTGAAGCACCTTTAAATTTCCACTCTAAAATAATACGACCTATTCCATTATTATCTTTTTTAATTGTAGATGGTTGAACCGCCCCACATCCACAAGGATTTTTTTCACCACATCTCTTAATTTTAGACGATTGAGCATATACATACGCAAACCTCTGTTGTGGAGAACGTTTCAAAATATTTCTCTTAATATGAGGTTCATCTAGATTAATTAAAGACATAGCACACCTATAACATACTATTTGTAGTGTTTTCATTATAGTGTTCATAAATTGAATATGGAAAACAGGAGTAGATAGACGAATATGTCCAGGATGACCTGGACAAGCACTACTTTTTTGATTACAACTAAGACATAATTGACGGGGTTCTAAAGGACCCATACGACGGTCAAATAATCCACCTGTTTTAGGATTATCACCATCGTAAGTTTCCTGTGTTACAATTTCTGCAGCACTTCTACGTTCTATTTCTTCAGGGGATAATACCGAAAATTGAATACCAACTACAGTATCTATATCATTAGAACCGTAATCAAGATCCTTATAGTATGAAGACATATTATTATATATAAGATTATTATATTTTTATATCTTTATTAAATCTTTTCAATTTTTTTGAAATATGAATTATTAAATATTTATTATAGAATATCATTTATTTATTATGTATTATTACTATATTTTATTATATTTATTCTTTACATATAATAAAATATTACATGTTTATTGTTTTTCATAATTTGATAAAGATAGTTGAGTAACAATATTTTGTGTATTAACTGAAGTATTTTGCCTAAAATTATTGCTATAAAGTCTCCATAACCTGTTTTGCTCAACCGTTTTTTGAAAAGAAGGTAATAGTATTGAATTATTAGACATCTTTGTTTGATTATTATTAATTTGATTTAATATAGGTTTTATTTCATCATTTTCAAGATTAATAAATTTATTCATTACTTGTGTAAATATTTCTCTATTTTCCATTAATGTTTTGCGCGTGTCCTGATTTTCTTGTTTAATAATATTCATATCATTATGTATTGTATTAATTTCATTCTCAATATCATTATCTATATTTTTCATATTTTTATCAATAGTTATTAAATTTATATCTAATTTTTTACTTAAGTCATCAATTTTCATTGAATTATTTTTAACGGTCTCTTCTAAATTATTTACAATTTTTAAAATATTCATCAATAATTCATTATTTAATGTTAAACTTTCCTTAATTGATATAGGACTATTAATATCACACCATTCATCATATGATTGATTCTTCATGTCTATTTTACTTTTATAAATTATTTAAATATTTTTTTTTTTTAATTAAAACCCAATAAACGAAAACTATTTTCTTCAAGTTTACTCGCATCGCATTTTAAAGTGTAAATTGTATTTTTACATATGGGATTATGATTTTCGGTTATTATACCAAGCTCTCTAAAATAATTTTTTAAATTATTATGTAATGGAATAATATTTAATTTTAATATCATTTCTGGAATAAACGACTGCATAGGAATACGATAATGATTTGATGAATTAAATAAACGTATATACTCAAATCTTTCAAATATTGATTCTACAAAATTATTTATATTTGTATTTTTATTTATTATTATACATTTTGATAATTGAAATGTATTAACAACATTATTTACATTTATTGTTTTTATTTTACTGATATTCATTTTATCTAATTTTATGTCTGGATATTGAAAATTTATATACTTATATGCGTCGTTTTCTCTAGGCAAATCTAAAATCATAAACTTATTTTTCATAGAATACTCATCTAATATGTTAGACAATTCTGGACAAACAAAAAATATTATATACTTTTTATTATTATTAACTTTTAAATCTATTAAAGAAGGTATCCTTTCTATAGTGAAATCTGGAAATAATATTTTGATTAAGGGAATTAATAGATTTTTTTGACTATTAATAACATAAATTATAGGTTTTTCATTATATATTTCACTAAATTTCATTATTCCAAAGTCCTTGTTAGCAATTACGCATATATATTCATAGTATATATCATGAAGTAATTCTACATTATTAATCTCATCATCCATATAAAGTCTATTAACCTGACTTTTATAACATATTCCCATAGTATTATTATTTGAATTAATATATTCTATGATATTTTTTGCTTTTTTTATTCTAATTGGATAAAATGATCTAATACACTTGGCAAAATTATCATCTATAAAGGTAGTTTCTGTATCTAATATAAATTGAACAGGATGTAATGATTCATTTGTAAGAACAATACGGTAATTTATAAAATTTTCAATTAACCCACTTGTTTTTTTATATATTAAATATGAAATTAATAGACACAATGATATATATAAAATAATATAAAACATAGATAAATATATATTATTATGGAGATTATAAGGTTTATGACTGAATTTACGCAAATAGATATAAAACTTAAAAATACTTGGAAAATATGGTATCATAAACAAGACGAAGTAAATTGGGAAGAAAACAGCTACATACCTATATATGAATTCTCTAGTGTTTATGATTTTTTCGGTTTTACAAATAGCTTTATCTATTTGCCTCAATTCTTAAATGGATTTTATTTTATTATGCGAGATGATATAAAACCTGTTTGGGAAGACGAACGTAATAAAGCTGGTGGATGCTTTTTTATAAAAGTAGCCAAAGAAAATACAGATAATTATTTTTGGGACATATTTACACATATGATTACAAATGAATTATTTACTTTATATAATGATACTATCACGGGTATTAGTGTAGTACCCAAAAAATATAATGCGATAATAAAAATATGGAATAACAATAGTAATATTTGTTCAAGTCATTTACTCAATAAAAGATTATCATATATTGATACAAATGATATTACTTATCGTGCTCATCTTAAAAATAGAAATTTTGGCAAAGATTGTTAACACTTACAGCGTTTTGAAGACTCCTGGAGTCATCCTATAATTTATTAAATTCTTACGATTTATAAATATTATATCATTTGTTGCTTGACGAATAATATAATATTATGTTATTATGTTAGAATACAAAATATACCCAACGATGTAAGGGTTAATATACCATTATTTTTATACAATACATATTTATATTATTAATTTATTATACTAGTATATATATGCCTAATCGTTTATCAAAAAAAAATAGATTAAATAAGTTATATAAAGGAGGAGAACACAAAAAAATTTTAGTATTATGTCATAGAAAAACAGGTGAAAATATCACACCTACTAAAGAAGTTTATAAAATAGAAGATGTAATTATTCCTAGAATTAATCAATTAGTTAATGATCTACTTGGTGAAGATACCACAATTATATATATGTCTGTTCCTTCTGCTCCTGGAACTGTTGATATAGACTGCCATTTAGATAGTATTACACAATGTTCTAAAGATTTTATTTTACAACATGGAAATTCATTTGATTTAATATTACTTCAAACATGTCCATTTCTTAGTATGGATTTTAGTATTTTATATAATCTATTAAAACCGTCAGGTATGATTGGGTTGATTAGATATCCATCGGATTGGGAAAGAGAAGTTACTCATAGTAAGCTAATGTTATTCCATAGACAAAAGTTAGTTAATTTTGTCGTAAGTCAAAATTTTGTTAGATATGAAGGTATTCAACGACCTGATGTTATGCTATTTACAAAAAAAATACAGGATGCTGGAAATTATTATATTAAAACAAATAGAAAATCAAAGAAAAGTAAACATATAAAACTTTAAAATAGATTTTTAAATTATATTCTATCATAAAAATCTATTTTTATTACAAAATCCTATCTAATAGAAAATTATATTTAAAAATAATAAAACTATTACTTATATAAAATGCTGAAATTTTTTCTAGCGTTTACTACTTCAAGTGCCGTGGCTCACCAATTAATGAACTATGAAAAAAAGAATAACCAAAGTAATAAATTAAAAAAACATGTTGTATTGCTTGGTGATGGATTTTTATCAAGAGGATTTTTAGACACTATAGATAAAAGCCGATTTACAATAACTCAAGTGTATAAAGATAAATTTATTAATCCTCAAGATATGATATATCAATTAAATAAAAATAAATGGAACGCAAATCCATTACATATTCGTGATATATTTAGAAAAAAACCTGATAATATAATACAAACAGAAATAACAGATATGCGTTACTTTAATAATACTATTATAATAAACGAAAATCAAACTGATATTAACTATGAAATTAATTTAAAGTTTGACCATTTAGTAATTGGTCTTGGCTCTCAAAAAACTCTAAAAGATTGGCAAGATACAATTAAACAGCTGATAAATATCAATAGTAAAAATATTGGAATAATCGGCATGGGGCTTACGGGTATAGAGTTGGCTACAATATTATCTAAAAATAACAATATTACTCTAATAGATACATTAAAAAAAGAGAATACTTTAAATTATTTATCTAATGTAAATAGAGAAATTTTATTTTCTATAATGGACAATAAAAACATTAAAACTATTTTTAATGAATTTTATAATTTAAATAATTATAATTTCGACAAAACAGTAATGTGTGTTGGTAATAGAGTAAATAGTTTAGTATCGGGAGTAAAAATAGATAATAGATTTAGGGATTGTTTAAATACAGATGTTTATTTAGGAGGCGATTGTACTAGTATAAATCTCCCTAAAACAGCTCAACTTGCGTATGCGCAAGGAATTTATATAGCAAAACAAATAAATGGAAGAGAACAAAGACCTTTTAAGTTTATAGATTTTTTATCTGATAATAATAATGATTATGAAAAACTAGATAATAATTTTTATACTTATAAAAGTAATGGTATGTCTATAAATATAGGTGATAATCAAAATCTAATATGCGGTCATTCTTATCTACCAGATGGAAAATATCCATGTGAAATATTAAAGTTATATTCAATGTTTATAGTTTAGTTATTTATTTAAAATTATCAAAATTATAAATAAATAATATATAAAAGCTTAAATAGTCTGTAATCACCAATATTTAACAAATTATATAAATAGTTAGTTACCCATATATTCTGGTAAATATTGAGGTAATTGTGTTGTAGGTTGAGGTGAAGCTATACTATCTAATAGTTGATTGTAATAGATAGTTCTATTTTTATTTGGAATAATGCGTGTTTCTGCGATATCTCTTAAAGTTGTGATGCTCTTATCAGGTTGTTCATATGTTAAATTAACATTTGCACCATTATTTTTTAATAAATTAATCATATCAACATTGCCATATTCAGCTGCCCAGTGGATAGGAGCCCAACCTCTAAACCATTCTGATGTAGTGGCATTAACATTCGCACCTTTAGCTATTAATAATTCAGCTATTTGATAATAAGCGTCTTTTACAGGTTGAGTTGGTGGAAAATACTGATTTCTAAATGGAAGCAAAGTCATATTTCTTGAAACAGCCCAATATAATGGGGTCATCATTGTAGCACATCCAAATCGTGTATCTATATCAAAATCATTTTCAATATTAATAAGTTGTGGACAATTTGCTAAATGGTATGATACCATACGAAAGTTTCCAGCAGCAACCTCTCTAATAAATTGCATTTTATATTGTTGTTCACATCCTGGAAATCCACTTCCTAATTTTATTACATTTTTTTTTCCTTTTCGTGAATAATGCTTTTTAACTGATTTTTTTTTATTAGACCTTTTTAAATTCATTATATATATATTTGTATTTAATAATTTAAGCAAATATATATAAATTAATCAGAATAAAATATAATGATTGCCCCAATAAAGGCTATTACAATACCTAATAATTTCATGTAATTTAGTTTTTCTTCGTAAATATATAAACCGATTATAATATTTATTAAGGTGCCTATACAAAACCATGAAAAATTAATTACTGTAATATTAGTAAAATTTAGTGATTTTAATATTAAAAATGATATGATAACACCATAAATAAAACATGATGCGTAAAAATAATTAATATTATTATAGTCATTGTGATATTTAAGGCAATGCATACCAACTACATCAAAAAAAACAATAACAATAATAATTAAGATAAAACTTATAAAATTTTGATTACTTTTATTATTCTTAGATATCATTATAACTAATATACCGATATTTATTATAATTTTACATTTTACAAATTAAAAAAATACAGTTTAAAAACTAATTACGTTAGCCATATATAACATATATTTCATATGAATACATGTAATTTTAATATTGATAAATTGTCTATTTTACTAAAACCATATTATGGTAATAATTTTTTATTAGAAGAATTACCTATTGAAATTAATAAAATGATAGATATTTTTCAAAAACATATACAATATTTTAGAGTAACAGACGATAATTATATATTTTCACAATTAGATAATCCTTTTTTTTAATTCCAAAAACAGATACAATTGATAATTCTCATGTAAATAATAATTCTGAATATAATATGATTTACGATAAAATACATAATACATTAAATAAAATTAATAAAAATAAAGTGTTTAATCCCTATTTTATTATGCTATATTTAACTATTAATTCAGATACTAAAGCATGTTCAATAGGAAATTGGACATTATTTTCAATAAATCAAGTTATATATGATTTAAATATACTTATATCGGAAGAACCAGCTATTAATTGGTGCACCTTAGGTCACAAATACATGGGATTAGGATATTACCAAGCACTTCGAATGAATATTAATAATGGTAAATTATTTATTCAAATGGATGGTGGTTCTAACGATTGGGATCGTATGTCTTATTGGGAACAATATAAAAATCAACAAATAAATGATAGTAATTATACAGAATTTACAGAACTTATAAATTTATTAATTTCAAATGAATAATTATTCTCTAAATATATATAGATGGTATTTATTTCAATTAAAAATAATAAAAAAATTTTAAACATACAATAAGATCAAGAAAATCAAGAAAAATTAAGAGCACCAAGTCATTTGGTGGAAAACCACCAGGAGATCAATATACTATTTTAAGAACTATAGATGAAATTCCATTGGAGAAGCGAGAGGAAGATTGTCCAATTTGTTATGGATAATTATATGAACCAAATGAAAATGACGCAAATATGAATGACGCTGGAAATATTGTGCAACTCCATCAAGAATTTCAGCCACAGTCACCGCATATATTTCACTATAATTGTGTTGCTACACATTTTATTACTAGAAATCATTCTGATAATTTAAACAAGGCATGCCCTATTTGCCGATTTGAATTATCAAACCAACAAATAACGCAGCCCATGATCAACCTGAATATTGTGAAATAAACTCACAACAAAATTGCCAGAAAAAAACAACAAAAATTTATCGTAGAAATTAATAACTATTATTTATAATTTTACATTTTTAATTATTTAATATTATCCAACCAAGAGTTAAATTTGTTAATTCACGATAAGTAAGTCTGTTAGATATACCGCATACAATTTGATAATCTTGATGACCAAAATATATAAGTCCATTTTGTTTTACACCTAAATTTCTAGTTAATAGTAATTTACCATATGTTTCAGAAGTATAGTGCGGAATAAAATTATTACATAAATTGATATCTCCAATTAGACTTCCCTTATTAACAATTTCTCCATGTATATAGTCTAAGTCATATTTTACTAATGTATAATTTGTATTTCCATGTTTTAAATATTTTCTAATATATTGATTTTCAAAGAAATTGGTTGGTAATAATGGAATTCTAAAAACTCTTTTTAAAAAAGTCATTTTTGAATGCTCTTATTTTTAAAATAAAAGAGATTATCAATTTTATTTCAATTTTATTTCAATATTATTTCAATTTTATTTCAATTTTATCTAATCATCAGTTAAATCGAAATATCTAACTTCAACCCATATATCTCTATATGTTTTATCCACAAAATAGTAAAAATTGTAAATGCTGTTATGTTCCTCGTTATATTTCGGGTCAATAATACTAATTGGGGTTTTTGAATAGTTAGTTCTATAATCCGCATCCTCGCCATCAATTTTAATTATCCAACCATCATATCTTACTTTTCCATCATTAATTTCATTTTTTTGTTCTAAATCAAAAATTTTAATATATCTTAATTTTTGATTTCCCCAATATTCTGGACATTCATTATACGTGACTATAACATAATTAAATTTTGGAAGTTCCCAATGCATTTTCCAATATATTGCTCTAACATAGTCGACTTCATCCGCACATTCAGACGGAGAGCTTTTGTAAAATCTAATTGTAGCCATAATATATAGTAGTTGTTTAACTATTATATATTAGTCTTAATTAATAAACATATCAATTTTTAATATATATTAATACTTCTATTATACAAACTATGTTTATTTTTAAAAATATTCAAAATGATGAGAAAAACCTGAATTATATAAAAAAAATTGAATTTTGATTTAAAAGAAATATACAATAATATGCTATATAAGAACAATATGGAAAAGAAAATATTTAATGAATTGTCGGTTAAACCTGAGACAGTAAGTTATATTATTGGTAAAAACGGTTGTCATATTAAAGACATTACAAGTCGTATAAAAAATGGTGCATATATTGAATATAAATCGGATGGTAGCAAATTTATCTTATCATCTTACAGTAAAGAGAGCCTATCTAAATTAGTTAGTGAGATAAAGCATCTAGAAAATGAATTTGAAATGAATCGAAAAAAATATGCGGAATATCGTTTTAAAAACAGAATAGTGGATCATGCGTTAGTAACTGAAGTTATACAATCATTAAAACAGTTTACAAACAGTGCATTTGCGGAATATAAAGGAGATAATTTATTTATACTATCTAATTATAAAACGGAGGGTTTAAATGATATGATATCACAAATTCAAGCATATGATAAACCTATACATGAAAGTCCAAATTCTCAACAATCATCTATTTGGACTCTACGGCGTGATTGGTCTAAAGTTCTAAATGAAATAGATAAATTAGAAAATAATGAAAATGATATATGTAGTTTTACAAATAAAAAAACAAAACTAATTGATAACAATTGTAAACAATTTATGATTACAGACGATATGAATATTGTAGAAGCTATTGATAATTATATAGATGATAGTGATAGTGAATATAGTGAAATAAACTTAAACGAAGAGGATTATGAATTTATTAAAATGTCTGAAGATGAATTTATAAAAAATCATAGAAACAATAAGTTTTATCATATATAATCTATTACAAACATGTATTAATTTTTTTTACAATAATTATAATTATTTTATAATATTATTAAATAATTAGCAACAAAAAAAAAATATATTGTTAAGTTATATAATGGAAGATTTATCAATACTGTTAATTTTACTGTTAGTTGTTATTTTACTTGGCTACTGTACCTATGTATTTTATAGACCGTTAAATATAGATAAATTTGAAAATGGTGAAAAAACTAAAAAAGATGAACCAAAAGAAAAAAAATTAACGGATGAACAACTAGAAGCAATGAATGTTATGTATAATATGATTAAGAATTCAAATATAAATATCAGTAATCCATGTAAACTTATAGATGAGTTTTGTTTCAAAAGGCTTAATAACGAAAATTGCAATGATGATAGATATATTAATAGCCCTGAATGCACAACTTCTAAACAATTTTGTGTAGAAACATCAAATAGTGAACATTGTGCCCCAAAAGAAGAAATAGTTAATTGGATGTATTCACTAAGTGATGAAGATAAAAAAAAATTTTCTGATGCTATGATAGTTATAAATCCTGAACTAAAGGCATTACAGCAATAAATTAATATATATTTTAATATATCTATGAAATTGAAATATAACCAAATATTTAAAGTAAATTTATTTATATAATGATATTTTCGTTAATAAAAATATAATATAAAAATATGGTGAAATTATTTTTATAATGATATTTTCGTTAATAAAAATATAATATAAAAATATGGTGAAATAATTTTTATATAGTATTTATACATATAATATGTGTGAATTATTTAGAGGATTTTATATTTCAAATATTGATCATATTA